CGAATCCACTAGAAGGAATGTCATCAACTAAATCATTTAACTCATTCTCTAACTTATTTAAATCATCTAAATTAATATCACTACTTGGTCTTGAATTTTCTCTCATTTTATCATTCATTAATAACTCTAAACCTCCGCCAAAATTAGAAGAACGTCCAAAATCTCCGTCACTTAAATCAAGTTCTGTAATTTCCATTAAATCTGCCATATTTATTGATTAAATAGAACATTTAATTTTAAGTAATACGAATTACAATTAATATAATGGAAATTAATTGAAATTTTATTCTAAAAAAAATTAAATAAAAACTCTAAAGTTTTTTATTATTGATGAACCATAATCCTTGTAAAAAAGAGTCTGATAAATCGTCTTTCTTTTTATGACTATTAAAATAATTTATATGCTCGTTGAATCTAAAATCGGATGTTAAAATTTCTAAACATTTTGCTATACCTATTTTTTTTCTGTCACTGTACTTTTCTTTATCTTTTATGTCACAGTCTTTTAATTTATTGGATGCTGATATAAATTCGATATGTTCGACATTTAAATGAGACATAATAAAATATTGAACTATCATACCCTGAATAGTTTTCATTCTAATTGCTAAGGGTCCTATTTGGTTTTCTATAATAACATAGTCTATTTTACCCAATGGGTAGGTGTAACCCAACTGTGCCTCGTCTTTAAATGTTTCATTAAATTTATTTTTTATATTGACCCCGATATTAAACAGGTCCACTTCGCTAGCTTTTTTGCTTTCAATTGTTTCGAAATAAGTCTTTTGTATATTTTCGTTAATTAAATTCACTAAATCCACTTTTTTAATTTTCGGTTCGTATTTAATCCCATGATTATCAGCAATTTCATACAGTTTTGAAATCTTTTGTTTACTGATAAATGATGGTTTTTGTTCGGCGGAAGGTATTTGGTATTCTTGTTTTTTTGAATGTTTCACACAATAGCACTTATCGTCTTTCTTAAATTTGGCTGGTTTATTACACAATATATTTTTCTCGGTAAACCCACATTTTAAAGTTTCCTCTTGAGATAAATTGATAACATCCCATTTTGAGACCTTGAATTGGTTTTCTGTCGGCGTTTTTTCAAAAAGACAAAATGCTAAATTTTTGATGCCAACGTCGATAGAGAGTATTTTCATTATAATAATAAATTATAAAAACTTATTATTATGTTGTTTTAGATACATATTCTTTTGTATATTATTCTTTTGTACATTATTTTATTTTTTGAAATCAGCAGGATTAACGACTGGTGCTACTAATCTAGCGTTCAATTGTTCTCTCGACAAATAAGGGTTTTTAAGGTCCGAGTTACAATAGCCAAATCCCGGCTTACTTGTATCAAATATTCCCTTAAATTTAAAAGGGACATTATCTGATGGGGTTTTACCACTATTTACGTGTGGATCTAAACCAAGTGTATAACAAGCTTCTTCGTTATTATAATTCATAATTTGTAATCCATTATTTTGGAGAAACTGACGATATCCCCAATTTGTTTGGATACCTTCTTTCATCTGGATTCTTTCATTCACCACTGCGTCAGGCTGCCATTGCGCCCAGTTACGACCGTCATTCATGAGAGGTGGAAAGTTAAACTCTACATTATTACTTGCTGAATAACAATTCTCCCAACCATATTGTTTTGAATTGTCTGTTTGATAATTTGTGGCCCAACTCATATTATATATTTTATAATGATAATATATTTTCTAAAACTTATTCAGCGCCAAGTAATTTAAGTAATTCCGGTTTCTTCAATTTAGATGCCTCTACATTGGCGACTAATCCTTTTTCGACAACAATACTTCTTAGCTTTGGTAATTGTAACTTTTTATAATCAATTGTTTCATCATGGACATCATCTCCTAAATTGATTGAAATTGTCTTTAATTCACTTGTAGAAGGAATTTTGGATTCTTCTACTTCTAAATGTGTATTCTCTGTTGGAGTTTCATCATATTTTAGACTCAATATTTCCTCAACATAATCAGTTGCTATTTCAGGGATCTCGTCATTCATATTAAATTCATCTAGATCTAAGTCTTCATTTAAATCTTCATGATTTTCAAATTGTAAATTATCCGCTTCTTCATATAAATGATCATCTTCCGCATCTTCATTTGAAACTTGTAATTTAATAATCTTGATATCATCATTTTCACATTCTTCATCTTCGCTACTGTCTGAATCATCATACATGTCATCTTCTGATCCTTCATCCTCGGATTTTTCTTCTTCGTCTTCTGATCCTTCATCTTCGGATTTTTCTTCTTCGTCTGCTTCTGATTCTTCATCATCTGAAACTTCAATTAATTTATTTGAACCATTATTTCCTAAATTCTCTTGAATAAATACATTTGGATTATGGCCTCCTACCATGGCAAAATGATTTAGCCCCATTTTTACGCCATTCATATCCTCGGCTAATGTAGATACTAAACTTAACATGGACGCGATTTTGTGATTTTGTTCTCTCATTTTACTTTCAAAATAAACCACAAGGAGTGCTACAACAAGCACTAATATTCCTAAAAACATTAAAAATGTTGGATTAAATAAATCTACTAAAGAAGTCATTTTATTAAAAAAAGAACATATTAATTAATTGGCTAACTAACGAATTTTATTATTAGTTATTTTATATAATGTCCCAAATATAAAATTAAACCAATATTTACTAATAATTATAATAATAAACTTTTCATTTTTATAGAATGTTTATTTATTTCCGACCATCTGTAATATGAAACTTACATATTATCATCAATAATTTCCTTAGGATAATTCATTTGTTTTAATACAATTAATCCACCTTTAACATCTGATATTCCTTCTTTTAAAATATATTTATAGATTAAATCATTATTTACTTTTTCTGTTAACATTTTGTAGTTGACAATTGAATTAGATTTTTCTAATTTTCTACAAACTTTGATAAAATGTGTTGTCAATAAACATGATACATTTTTATATTTTGTTATGTATTTCATAAATGATGTGGCGCTTTGTTGTGCTTCTTCTGGATTAGTACCTGAATATAACTCATCAAACACGCATAAATGAGTTTCTTTAGGGTTTGAACTAACAGCATCTAATATTTCCTTACATCTTCTTGCCTCTGCTTGGAATAAACTATCGCGACCAGATGTGTCCGGAATATTTAAATAACAATGAATATGGCTAAATGGTTTAATACTCGCTGAATCATAAAATCCACAACCGAATTGTTGAGAGAATAAAATGTTAATCAATGTTGATTTTAATATTGTTGTTTTTCCTGATGCGTTGGGTCCAGTTATTATCATATTTTTCTTAAATTTTATAGTATTTTTTATTGGATTTGAGCCCTTCAATGTAGCATAATAACTATTTTTTAATACGGTATTCTTGGATTTCTCAATAAATATAGCATAGTTAATCTTTCTCTCCAGAATATTTTGCTGTAACCCTTTTAAACAATCCATATATGCGTTGAATCCTAAAGAATACATAATTGCGTCATCATATATTTTGTCCGTATGTAATTCATAAAAGCATTTAAATACATAACCAATTTCTTTGATCTTACTAAAATTAAACATATTGTAATCAGTAATGGATTGTATTTTGTCACGCATAATTTGAAGAGTTTCCAAGTTCTCTGTAACATGTGAATTGAATTTATTATGTGTAGATAGATTTTTTGAGTATTTCAAATAATTTTCTATTGAATTAATTGTATGATTAATATAAATTCGAATTTCATTAAAGTGATTATGTATGACCTTCATGTTATTATTAAATCTTACGCAAACCATAAAATTTTGATAAATAGAAAACAAATAGAATGCTGCTGAAATAAAAATATACATTTTTTCCTGTGTAGTGATATCTCCAAAATTGACAACAAATAATTTTCCAATTGCGTTTTGACTCGCAACAAACTTTAAAACTTCAAAATATTCGCTTATGGTAATCTGTTGTCCTTTCATTTTAATAATTAAAAAAGGTATGATAAGAATTATAATAGGAATAAAGAGAGATATAACAGGAGATAAAAGATTATATATACTCATAAATTGAAGAAAAGATTGAGATCTATTTAAAAATTCAAGCATTTCCCATTCAACATAATAATATCTCTCTTTGAATCCAGCATCAATTTTCAATTCATTCCAAATGTCAATAATATTTTTATAATTTTTAGAATAATCTGTATACTTTACTTCTAATGGTTTATAATCTTTCAAAATTTGCTGACTATCTTTAAGAAATTGAACATCAGTAGTGTAGAACGTACATATTTGTTGATTAAGTTTTTTAGAAACATCATTATCGTTATCA